TGAGGGTAGAAAATTAAAACAAGAGTTAAAGAACAGCGAAGTCAAAGCTAAAATCAAACAGCAAGAATTAATGGCTGAAGGTAAAATTAAATGGGAAAACCAAGCACAAAAGAATTTAGAAGGTTCATATAAAGATGAGGTAGTCTTAGCTATTCTTCTTGCACCATGTCTATGTGCTTTTTATCCTCCAGCAGTAGAGCATATTAAAGTTGGCTTCTCCGTTTTAGAAGAACTTCCAGAATGGTATATGTGGCTACTTTTTGCGGGATTGTCTAGTGCTATAGGATACCGTGGCGTAGATAAATTAATGAAATTTAAAAAGTAAGTGGACATAAACAAAAGAATATTTTGTATCTCTGACCTTCATTCTCCCTACCAGCATAGAGATGCATTAGCTTTTATTAAAGCGTGTAAGAAAAAGTACAAGCCTACAAGATGGGTTTGTATGGGAGATGAGGTGGATGGTAATTCTTGGTCTTTTCATCAAACTGATCCAGACTTAGATGCACCTACTAAAGAATTAGATCAAGCTAAAATTTTTTTACATAAGTTAAAAGAGATTGTTCCCGACATGATGTTCTTACATTCTAATCATGGCTCCCTTCTCTACCGTAAAAGAAAACATCACATGTTACCAGAGCAAATGATGAAAGAATATGCTGATGTATTAGAAGTAGATAAAAATAAATGGACTTGGCACTCTCATATTCTTATTAAATCTAAATGGGGTTCTTTTTATTTTATACATAACCTTAATAAAGATTGTGTAAAGTCAGCCCAGGCTCTTGGCTATGATGGATATGTGCAATCACATTTTCACAGTTTATTTACCTGTACCTATTTTTCTACACCAGAAAGTTTAAAGTGGGCGTGTACGATTGGAAGTATGATAGATAAAGATAGTATGGCTTTTGCTTATTCAAGGAATGGATCACTAGCTAGACCTGTACTTGGATGTATGTTAATCAACAAAGGCATACCACATTTAATACCAATGCGATTATTAAAAGGTGGAAGGTGGGATGGCGAACTCACGAAAATATAAATCTATAACAGTACACGGTAAAAAGTATCCCGAAGTAGAAATACATTGGATGGATATTTTAGGTGACAGTAGTATTGCTACAGCAGAAGAGTTTGGAAAAATGAAACCAGCAAATTTAATTAGTAAATGTTATTTATACAAGCGAACAAAAGACTACATTTATACATTTGCTACCTATCAAGTAGATAATGAAGAATCTTACGGTGATCGCAATGTTTTTCCTGTAGGTATCGTTAAAAAGATTGTCAGAATACACCTTTAAATCCATTTCTAGCACCCTCCTAGGGTGATTGTGCCTTAAAAACACTAAACCTCTTGTATGGTCCTTATATGGCTAATTAGAGGGTGGGGCTAGTTTTTTAAGTAAGGAGTAACCAGCCCCTATTCTAAAGAAGGAAAAAAAAACAAAAACCTCTTTAGAAACTATATTAAATTCCACAATTTACGAAGCCAGATGTTGCCAAGTATTAAGACATACGGATTTTCTTTGTTATTTTCCATCCACTTCTCTATTTTTGCAGTATCAAAATTTATATCTTGTTCCGTCATAGGACCTCAATCCCATTTGCTTTACCAATGTGTACTTTAATTAGATTTCTTTCCTCCATACGTCTCAGCATATGCCAAACAGAAGTATGTGATTTTAATTCAAGATGATCTTTAATCTGTCTAAGTGTAGGTGATCTTTTTTCTTTATCTAAAAAATCTTTAATAAAATTTAAACACCTTTGTTGTTTCTCAGTTGGACCTATCATTTTGATTCCTTAATCTTTGCTTTTATTTGACGATGATAACTATCAAATACATCTGTTAGTTGTTTTTGCTGTGCTGGTGTAAGCGTTTTAATAACTGAGTCTTGATTAAAAAAATAATTTTCTAAATCTGCTTGTCTTGTCTCTAATGTAGACTCAGCATTTTTAATTATGCGTTGCATTGCAACTATAATATCATCTTGCTTTTTTGTATTAAGATTAACAACTTTTTTATCAGAAACTTTTACTAGCTTATCAATTGGCTGTGCTTGAGGATTAGATTTTTCACTATCCTCATCATCACCAATCTGCATACAAAATGTTTTAATAAATAAATATTTTATTGCATAAGAGTAAGCCTTACCTGGTCCTTTATCTGAACTATCAATACCGTATCCAGTAAAGCCATTAATGGTAATCTTCTCTTCCGGATTTTCTGCATTAATAAACTCACCATCAACTGTTGTGATAGTCATATTACCATTGGCAATTGTTTCTCTTATCTGAGGTATAAAAGTAATCTTTTCTTTTACTAATAAATCCTTCACCATGTCTGACACTTTATTCCAGGGCAGCACAGGATAGGGAATACCTTTAGCTTTATCTTTAACAATAGGCTGACATCCAGCCATAACATTGTTCATCTTTAAATATATATTACTCATTTAACTCCTTAATACCAAATCGTCTTGTGCTGTATCCTTCTTTAGCTGGAACTAACTTCTCTGGCTGTGGTTTATAATTTACGGTGGTGTGTCGTAGTTCATAGTTTTGACACTTGGCTACTTCGTTTTGACCTAATATAGACTTCATATGAATCTCTAAGTCATCTTTAATTTGTTTAGAATGTTTCATAATCTTTTCATTAGCTTTCCATTCATGTATCAAAGTAGGTAATTGATTATTGCCAGATAAATCTATTGGGTCTGCAATACCGTTACCTTTAATTAAACGACTAGCTTCAGAAGAACTGTCTGGATCATAATAATCCTCTGTTTCAACACGATGCCAAAAGTCTGTAACAGCTTCTGTTATTTTTTCTTGGACATCTCTATTAGAATATTCAACATACAATTGTAGATCCCAACCACTAACTAACCTTGCTACAATGCACCAAGAGAAATTACCGCAAAGCATTTGGCCTTGTGCTTGAATACGAACATTAGTTGGATATCCAGGTATCGTAGAATTCTTAATCTCTAATAATCCTTTACCTGTTAATGTGTGTGATACTTGAAAGTTATCTTTAAACTCAATGCTGTCTTGTATTGTTACATAGTAATCGGGTGATGATCCTAGACCTGGAACAAGAGGATTTCTATCTGCTTCAGTAGGTAATGAAGTAGTGACTTTTCCTATTTGGTTCAGTTTATCTAGGACCATCTGCCCTATAGTGCCTTCCATATAATTTCCAGCCCTAACTTTAGCGTTCACATCACCCAAGCGATTATCGACATGACCACTAACTCTAGCATCAATATGCCTTTTTAAGACATCGTTTCTGCTATTATACCCAGTAAAACCATCATGAGTTTCAACAATACTAGGTAATTCCGAACAGCCTAATTCTTTTCCAGTTATCGTAAGTTTAGGCATTTATTGACCTCCTATATTTAAGAGTACAAACAAAAAAATGGGGATAATGACACCAAGACTTAGTGTGAGAATAAAACTTATCAAAGTGATAATTAATCGGTATGATGCTTGTATGATTTTATTAGCGATACCAAGCCATTCGGGCTTAATATATAAATTTACTTGATCTCTTATTATTGTTAGATATTTATTTTTCGAGATCGGGGAGTTATCGTTTCTTATAATTACAGACATAGTGATCCTTTTTTAATATTAAGTAGTTAAATCAGAAATTTAAGAGATTTTATTTGTATAAACAGCAAATCATTCTTAAACATCAAATATAAACCCCAAAACCCTTTCCCTTGACAGAAGCCAGATTTTCCCTGTTTTCTGCTTTGGTGTATGTTTGCTTGTATCATGGTTTATATATGTTCTGATAACACCTTGTATATACGAACATTATGCGAACAGGTAGGGGGTAAAAGTACAGTATTAATATCTAGGATAAAGTCCTAGTACTTAGTCATAGTATTTTATAAGCGTAGTTTATGGGTAGCTAAGTTTTGAAAGATATTACCTTCCTGGGCATAATGATCAATCATGCGGGTATCACGGTGGCCTGTGACTTTCATAATGGTATGATCGGGAGCATTGGTATTTCTGGTTTGACTAATAAAGCCAATACGAAGGCTATGGCCCCCATACTTCTCTGGATTATACCCCGCTATTTTAGCTGTTCTCTTTACAATACCATTTACGGTAGCCCCGCAAATAGGCTGGTCTTTCTCATTGACAGCATTATTCTTAAAAATACGTCTAAACACATACCCCTCTTTAATACCACTAACACGCAGCCAATTATCCAATTGGGTTACCGCACAATACTTAGGAGTACGCATATAAGGAATTGGAATTAAGGTTCCCTCTCCGCTTTGATCAGTCTTGGATTTAGGCATCTTCCAGATAATACCTTGCGGACTAAAAGTTAAATCTTCTAGACGTACTTCCGCTATATTCTCTCTTCGTTGAGCCGATAAAAACCCAAATAATAAAACTGCTCTATCTCGTATATTACCAATGCTATGATATTCTAATACATCAATAAACTTCTTTAAATCTGAGGTCCAAATGGCTTCTTTACTTTCTGTTTTTGTTCCCTTGACACGCTTAATTCCACGCCACACCGACTCTAACACGGGATGATGCGGGTCCAGGTAATGACCTTTTAATCGGTGATAGGTACGAATAACGCCTAATCGTCTTTGTAGTGTAGAATGTTTTAAGGTCCTAGCTTCTCTAACCAGGAAATGAGCAATATTTTCATAACTTGCTGGTAATGGATTGACATCATAATCTTTGCAAAAAGATACAAAGGCATTCCAATCGGCTGTGTACGCCCTCTTTGTATTCTCAGCCACACTCTGTTTGGCATAATATATGGCTTCTTTTTGTAAATCCTTAATCTTTAAATGTTTAGAACTATCTTTTTTAATCAGATTATTCATAGTGTAACCACAGCACACAAATACATAAAATAATAGTCAGTAAATATACTGTACTTAATCATAGTATTTTCACTTAACAATTTTAACTTTGTAGCACATTTCATTGACATCTCTTGCAATAGGATGACCACCTAAAGTAATTATATTATTATGCTCAATACCTGTCATTAATCGTTCTTTAACATAAACAAACCATTCTTCTGATAATTCACTGGCTGGTACAAGATACTTTTTTCGTTGATCAAGTTTAATTGTATCATCACCGTGTTCAAATAAAACTTCCGTATCAATCATGTGATTAATAAATTTTAATGACCCATCTCTACTCATCCCTATCATGTGTTTTGCCATGTCAGTTTTTGAGACTAATTTTTGATCAAACCAGGACTCCATTAAAAAACACACACCTGTCCATTTAGGATGTGAATCAAAAAGTGTAAGTAATTTATAATCATAATACATTTCTGCTAGTTGTTTTATCCATCTCGTATAATTAGCTACATCTTTAGAATTAAGTTTTTTATATAACTGTGGAAATCTACTTTCCATTTTAGTTCTCATTACTTCCTCCTCTTTAAAATATTAGACACCGTAGATGGATACCAAGTACCACCACGCTGTGTAGTAACCCCTCTTGCATTTAATGCGTCTGCAATATCTTTTAATGATGATAAGCCAGAAGCCTTTATCCCGTCAATCAAAGGTAGTATCTCCCAAGCAAAAATATTAGCTTCTTCATTCTGGGCCTTGTTCCCCTTTTTACCAGCTTTTAAGCGTAGATTCTCATGGGGATTGCCTAATTTAACGCCTTTAGCCTTGGCTACTGCTAATGCATCCTTGGTTCTTTTTCTTATCCTAGAACTCTCATCTTCTGCCATAGCACCCATAATTTGTAGGGTTAACTTATTGGCTTGTGGCATATCACAACAAATAAATTCTACGCCAGACTCCATCAAAGTAGCAAGGAATAATAAATTCCTGGATAAACGATCTAGCTTTGCAACAATAAGTTTAGCACCTCTTTTTTTACATAGTTTTAATGCTTCTTTAAATTGCATCCGTCTATTGTTACGACCACTCTCTACCTCAGTAAACTCCCCTACTAACTTCCAGCGACCACCGTTTAAATGATCCTGGACTGCTTTCTGCTGTGCTTCTAAACCATAACCTGTATCACCTTGTTTCTTTGTTGATACACGGTAGTACGCAACATACTTTCCGTAGTGTGCTTTACCAGCTTTACTGTTACCCATTAACTCTGAAGCATCTTGAAAGAATGATTTCTTAGGCATTAGTTCTATTCCTTTTCTTGTTATGTTCTATATACATATAAACATCAAAACAGTATTTGCAATATATATTATTCACATTTTACAAAATATATTAACAAAGAGGTAATATGACTGATCAAATCAATCCAAATCACTACAAAAGACAAGGAAATGGCCAGAGAATTGAGACTATAGAAGCCATACTATCACAAATGAGTTACCCCGAAGCTGTAGGCTATCTCAAAGGATCAGCCATGAAATATCTATCAAGGATGGGTGTTAAAGACGGTGAACCAGGCTCTGTTGCAGTAGGTAAGGCTCATTGGTTTCTTGAAAGATTAATGCGGTTAATGACTGACAGGCACGGTGAAAAGTGAGTTATGTTCCTAGTCTTACATCCGATGAAATACTTTTTATTCGTAGTTTAAAAAATACTCTTGTTGGTTCTTCTGGTCCTAATCAGTATGTACCTAAACTCTCACAGTTAAAGAAAGCTGTAAGTGTCTTTCATGGTTTAACAATAGAGCAATTGGAAGGTCCATGCAGAGCCAGACCATTTGTGTTAGCACGAATAGACTTTGCTCATTTAGCGATGAAGCATTGTTCTGAGAAGGTTACGCTTACGATGATAGCTAGAAGTATTAACAAGGATCATACAAGCGTTATGCATTATCTTAACAAACATCAACCAGGTGATCTGGCAACGATTGAAAAGATGTTTGATGTCAAATGAAAAGAAGGACTACGGTAAGGGAAAGACTCCTGGGTACTTCTGTGTATTGGCACAGTCTGCTGTCGTAGATCAACGCTTCAAGAGGTTCCCTCAGACGTTTAGAGTCTTAGCGATGTTAGGTAATTATA